GCGGTGGTGTTGCTATATAAGGCTTGATAGCCTAAAGATGAATTTGAACCGCCAGTAGTATTACTATATAAACCTGACATACCAACTGCTGTGTTGTTGGATGCGGTGGTGTTTAATCTTAATGCGCTGGACCCAAAAGCAGAATTATTTGAGCCCGTTGTGTTTGTTGCTAATGACGCAGGTCCATATGCCGAATTTAAATTACCAGTTGTATTTGCAGTTAATGATAATGCACCAAAAGCAGCGTTATATGTACCAGTAGTGTTTGCATATAAAACCTGATAACCAAAAGCATCTAATGTTGTGCCAGTAGTATTACTATACCCAGCTTGATAACCTACTGCGGTGTTTTGTGATGCGGTGGTGTTTGCTTGAAGTGCTTGAACACCACTTGCGGTGTTGCTGGAACCTGTGGTGTTTGCTTGAAGTGCTTGAACACCACTTGCGGTGTTGTAGTTACCTGTGGTGTTGTTAGAAAGTGCAGCCACACCACTTGCGGTGTTTTGTGTACCTGTGTTGTTGCTAAAAAGTGCAGACTCACCATTTGCGGTGTTGTTGGAACCTGTGGTGTTGCTATAAAGTGCATTCAAACCACTTGCGGTGTTTTGTATACCTGTGGTGTTGTTCTGAAGTGCACTCCCACCACTTGCGGTGTTGTTGGAACCAGTTGTATTTGCTTGAAGTGCTGAAACACCAATAGCAGTATTGCTTGAAACAGCACCAGCACCCTTACCAACAGTAAGACCTGATATAGAAGCATCATTAGCTAATGTAAGTGCTGTACCGCTAAATGTCATATTGGCGGAATCGGTTAAGAGTCCACCAGTAGTAGCATAATTTACACGACCAGAGGTTAAACCTGAGTCGGTAATTGATGTTGCTACTAAAGCAGTAAACGCACCAGTACCAGCAGTAGTTGCACCGATACTAGAAAAGTTTACTGCAGTGCCTTGGATTACGGCTTTGCTTGAAGGATAATCACACCAAACGTATTGAGTACCAGTAGCAAAGTTAACTGTACTACCACCGTTAGATGAGGAGTAAACCGTAGTACGGGTTAATACTGTTCCCGTAGAGTTTAATGCGCCAAGCCCTACTTCCCAATTAGTACCAGTTTGGTCTGCAATAACATAAAACGTAGTGTTATTGATACCAATGCCCGTAGAAAAAGATTGGTAGCCACTAACTGCACCTAGTAGGGTAGCTGTACCTGTACCCGGTGAATTTGTCGTTTCTTGGACTCTATCTGCGACTATAAATGTCATGATGAAGCCTTATTAAGATGCAGTTAATTCGGACTGTTGAAAGTAACGACTTTGTGTTTCGTTTTGAGCATCGGTGTAGCTTACGAGAACTAACACTGTGCCTGTTTCCTGGTCTAAAGAAAAACCAGCTACTTCACCTTGGATAGCTGCTGGCAATACTTGAGTTACGGATTGACCTTTTGTAAACATGATTGATTCCTTATAGACTTAGTGAGTAAGTAACTTGCACTACGTTACCGCTATTAACAGGCTGATTACCACCAGTAAATGCGCCAGCAGACAATAATGTACCTGCAGTACTCATTAAGGTAGTCACTGCGCCAGTACCATAGGTAATGAATGCGCCAACTAAAGTACCTGCACCAGTCATTGTAAAGCTAACTGCAGAGCTAGTAGAGATTGCACCAGCAGTAGCAGTACCAAAACTAGGAGCTACACGAGCTGCAAAAGTAGGAGCGTTAGTAGAACCAGCTTCAGTCCAACCAGTATGAGAAGCCATAGTGTCTGCTGCAGATACCGCAGTGTATGAAACGCTAGAGATCAAACCCATGTAAGGACCAACTACTGTATAGCCTGAACCAGTCAAAGCTGTTTGTAACATCAAGTTTTTACCAACAGTACAAACTACGTTGTCAATAGTTTGTTCCCATAGCAATGGACCATTTTCATATTCAAAGCAACGGAAAGTGTAAACACCTTCAGCTTGGGCAGATTCGCCCATACCAGCAATAGAGGCAATGCTCATATTCGCTGACTCTACTGCATTTAATTGATCTTTCATGTTTAATCCTCTAAATCAAAGTTGATGATTGGTTTATAAATACACCTGCAGTTAGGTAAATCTCCCGGTAATCCCCGTACTTCATTACCGTACATTTTACCTATTACGGGAGGATCGTCGAACGAATACTCATTACCCGACATTTTGATATGGTCCAAACGTGGAGCTTTACCGCCTCCTGAATGAATCCATACAAATTTTTTAACTCCTAAGGTTTGTAACCTTGCAGTGTTAATAGACTGATAAGCTTTTCTTGTTTGATCTGCTGCTGTTAAGCGTGCGCGTTTAA